GAACTCTGCCGGACAAGGAATGACACGGACTGTACTTCTCTGGTGACTCCCGTATTCACTTGTTCGGCAGAGCTTTTCACGCTGACTTTCGCCCAGCAGGAGAAAACCTCGTCCCACTTGGAAGTATGGTTTCCGATTTCATCTACCACGGTGTGATGCTCCAGAATGGCGATACGCTGATTCAGCTTTCCGATTTCCATTACATCACACCTTCTCGCTGTGCAAACAGAATTGAACGAAGATTTAAGGTCAGCTTTTTGTAATCAGGATTACTCCTGTTTTCATAAAGATAACCAAGTGCGAAAAGCATCGCTGTCCGCACAGTATCTTCATTTTCAGCAAATGCTGATTCGTCCATTCTGCCAACGTCCATTACAAGATTTTTTGCTGTAGAAAGCAGATTTTGAATCAGACTATCGTCCTCCTCATAATCCACTCTCAGATAGTTTTTCGCCTCTTTCAGCGTAATCATAGCATCACGCTTTCTTGATAGTGAGTGTCTTGATCGCTTCCGGAAGAATCAACTTGCCGTCCAAACGCTGACTTGCAAGGAAACCAACTTGACCTGTCATAGCAAAGAGTTCATTCAATCTCTTGAAAGAGCGTCCCTGTCTATCGGCCACCCAGTAATAACTAAAGTCGCCGAATGCCATGCATTTGTTGCCTGCCTTGATTTCCGGCACATAGCTGGATGTCTTGTAAGGACGATTCAGAATGGTATCCGGAACACCAGCCTGCACAGACGGATTCCAAATGTAGTTTCCTGTGTTGTCTTTCAATTTTCTAAGAGCCTTAACCGTGGAATCATTGAGCACCCACACCGCCTTTTTGCGATACGGACTTCTCAGAGAATAGAAGAGTTCCATCACATCATCAAATGTGATGCTTGCACCTGTGGTGGAAGTGCCGTCTTCCGCACCGCCCGTTGCATTGAAAATGCCGGTCGGTTTACCCTTGCCATCACCAACGAAGAAAGCCTCTTCTTCCTTTGCACCGATTCTTCTTGCAAACTCCTTTGCAATGTAGGACGGCAGGTCAAATACGCTGTCATTGAGAAGTTCCTCAGAAATTTTGATTGCTGTTCCCAGTTTATATGCAGAAAGCGATGCCTGCCCGAACGTATCATCAGAGAGAGAATACTGCTGTTCCTCGTCCATCCACACAGCCTCGCCCTTGGAAGTCACAATCGGAATTTTGCGGTCGCCGTTGGAAGTTTTAATGACCGTTGCCATCTGGCGGAAAATGCTCTCTTCCTCCAATGCTTCCACCAGTTTTCGTTCAAACTCATCTGGCACAAGATAACCGCCCTCTGCGTCTGTGCCAATGTGCAAATCATCGTGGACATCGATCCAGTTGCGGTTTCTGATACTGTTCCAGAATGCCGTTTTGTAATTGTCGCTTGCTGTACCTGTCTTTTCCGTTACATTCGGAGTTGCAGGTTTGCCGAGAACAGGAGTGGAAGTTGCCTTGTTCATTTCAGCTTCAATTTCAGCCTGTCGTTCCAGACGCTGAATTTCCTTGCCAAGATCGACAATGGTCTGTTCCATTGCATCGTAAGTCTTGGAATCTTCCTCACTGAGAACGCCGTTTGCATTTCTCTTGCTGTCGAGAAAATCACGGGCAGTGTCCCAAGCCTTCTTTCTCTTTTCTCTCAGTTCCTGAATTGTCATAGCCATAATCAATTCCTCCAATCAATATTTCAAAAGTGCCAGCCTTTTTTCAAGCTGGTCAATGGGTGTGCCTGTAACAGATTCTGCTGATGCAGATACTTTGGATAAGAATGCAGATAGATTCTTCGATTTGGAATAGGTCATTGCGGTCAGTGTATCTTCTTTTTCTTCTTCATCCGGTTCTTCCTCTTTGGGAACAACAGGCATTTTCTTCTCTGCAAACAGAATTCCGTCCACAAATCCCATCTCATGAGCCTTTTTTGCATTGAGCCATGTTTCATCGGACATCAGCTTTGCAATCTTGTTTCTGCTGAGGTGGGACTTGGTTTCGTAGGCGTTGATAATGCTCTCTTTGACTTCATCGAGCAAGATGATAGCTTTTTCCATATCTGCCTTGTTTCCCATAGCACAAGTGCTGGGATCATGGATCATCATTAGGGCAGTTGGTGCAATTAAAGTTTCATCGCCTGCCATTGCCACAACAGAAGCCGCTGATGCAGCAATACCGTCAATTTTCACGGTAACCTTGCCTTTGTGATTTTTCAGCATGGAATAAATCTGACTTGCAGCAAAAACGTCGCCGCCCGGCGAGTTCAGCCAGACTGTCAGATTTCCGCTGACTTTTGAAAGTTCGTCACGGAAAAGGGCAGGTGTCACTTCGTAGAGTAGGAAAGTATCGCCTTGCTATGTTTCCATAGTAGGTTTATACAGACCCCTCACCGAACCGTGCTTACCCCTCTCGGAGTACACGGCTCTCCATTGTTATATAAAATAAAATCAACTCATTGATTATGAACTTTATGGTGGCAATTCCTGCATAACACCAATGTTTTTCGCCTTTTGGCTATCATTGCACGTTCCCAATCGTTTTTACCTTTCAGGTCTTTCACTTTATGAACGTGATGAATTTCATAGTATTCTGCATTTGTGTCCCCACACAGTTCGCAAACCTTTGCTTTTAAGCGTTCTTCAAGTGTATTTCTTGAATAGCCATATATTACGGCTGCGTTTGAGATATTGTCCGTACCATCTTTTGAGTCTTTGCAATCAGAGTATTTAGCAAAATAACAGCGTTTTTTACCGCTTTTAGTTTCGTATGGGATTCCCCATCCGCCTTTTCCGTCTTTAAACTTTGCTATTATCTTTGAAATCTTGGTATTATGTTTTGCCGCCAGTGTTTTCAGACAGCTATATTCCATTAGATAAGCAAAGTAACGCAATTGGCAGTAATTACTTGCTAAATTGTAATAATTGCAGATTCCTCTCAGCTCTGAATTGTATGTTGATATGATTTCAAGGTCTGACATATGTATCATATAGCTGCGATGAGTAGGAAACAGAGAGCCATCCTTTTTTTGAAAGATGACACCTTTATCGAACATGAAACGGTTGATTTTTTCCTTTAATGGAATTAAAAGTTCAACCTTATTATTCAATGTTCTCAATGAAACTCCGCCATTTTTGCTTTTAATTTTGGCATTTCTTCTTACACTGATGTCGTAACCTAAAAATCTTGCATGATTACTGCTGTGAGTTATCAGCGTTTTCTCATCACTGAGCTGCATTTTAAGCACCTCGCTGATGTATTGTGACAGCTTCTTTTTTATTTCGATGCATTCTTCACGACTTCCATTTACTGATAGAATAAAATCATCAGCATAACGAATATATTGAATTTTTTTGTCTGTCTGTGATTTGCATGGAGTTTTAAGCTGAACACTGCGGACTGCTTTCAAATTTTTAATTAGCTGTTTTTTTCGCTCATAATCCTGTGGGTCGCACTCTCTGATTGCTTTTCGTGCTTTTTCTGTCTGATATTTTGCTTTTCGGTATTCGAGAGTATACTTTTCTTTGCTCGGTTTATCAAATTCCTCTTTTAGATTTTCTACAAACTTATCCAGTTCATGCAGATAGATATTTGCCAGTATGGGAGAAATGATTCCTCCCTGCGGTGTACCGCTGTATGTCCTGTGATATATCCAGTCTTCAAGATAGCCTGCTTTCAGAAATTGTTGAATAAGCTGTATTAATCTTGCGTCTTTGATTTTTTTGTTCAGTATTCCTATCAGTACATCATGGTTAATATTGTCAAAACAGCCCTTGATGTCACCCTCTATGAACCATTTTGCACCTGTGAATTTCATACGCAGACTTTTTAAAGCAGTATGACAGCTCCTGTTTGGTCTGAAACCATGAGAACATTCATGAAATATAGGTTCATATACTGCTTCTAAAATCATGCGTACAGCTTCCTGTACAAGTTTGTCTGTAAATGTCGGAATACCAAGTGGACGCATTTTATCAGAATTCTTTTTTTGTATATATGTGCGTCTTACCGGCGTTGGATTAAATTTGCCGTTTTTCAGCTGTTCTGTGATTTTCTGTATTTTTCTTTCACTAAAGCCGTCGGCAGTGTCATCATTTACACCTTTTGTTGATGCACCATTATTTGCATACAGATTTCTGTATGCTTCAAACCATATATCTTCCCGTAATAAATATCTGAACAGACGTGTAAACACTTCATCTTTATTGTTCAATGAGTTTTTGCTTATTCTCGTCAAAATTTCGGTTGTTGGTTGCATTTCAGCCATTGAGGTTTTCCTCCCTAACTTTCTTCATTTTTGACCATAACAACTGTTTCCCTTCGCCATGCAGACGGTGTTACCGTCCTCGGACTACTATGGAAACTCCGTACCCTTGGGTCATATTCAGATTCTTAAATCATAGCTTTTCAGCATTGACCTTTAGGGTATCCTCGGTTAGTGTAAATAACTGGTTGCAGATTGTCGGATATGCTTTCGTTTCGTTTGCACAAGTTCTCTTGCACGTCATATGAATATTGAGGCAATAATTTATTGGAGATGATAATAAATCGCATTCATATTTAAGGTATCAGGCAAATTTCCTTAACCATTGGTTAACTGGGACTTGAAACTCACATTCAACAAATACAGTTTTATCCTTTTATCTGCTTAGCGTTGCGGTTCAGTCGTTCTTGATTGCCTTTAAGAAACTTACCGCTTCCCCAACGTGCTATGTTCTCGTATCAGCTTTCGCCTTTCGGTTAGTTGGGTCGCTTACAGAATTACCTATTCTGTGTGTTACCAATTTCACATTTACTTACACCCTATCCGAGCGCACATCGCCCCACCAGGTATCTTCCGAAATAGGTCCGTTAAACAAAAGCTCTGTTTCTGATGTATCTTCGTTTTTTACAAAGTTCCAGAATTTCTTCATTCGGTTTCTTCTTCCTTTTCTTGATTTTGATTTGCAAATGCCCCTGCATCTGCGAGTTTTGTAAATGAACCATTTACAAGATAGAGATTTCCGCCCAATTCGTCAGGGATCATATTCATATCTTCCAGTTCACGAATATCATTGGCGGACATCCAGCCGTTTTGTCTTGCTGTGGCATAGCCTTGCATACGGCTCGCATAATCACCACGCAAAAGCCCCTCAACATTGAACTTGATGAAATACTTGCCTTTCTCTGAATCTGAAAGTAATGCTTTCATAAGTCCTTGTTCCCAGCGAACAATCCATGGGTCAAGGCTGTATTTCACGAAATCAAGGGATAAATGCTCTACGTTACTGAATGTTGCATGGTCAAGGTCGCCGATCATATGGAGCGGCACTCTGTACATTCTTGCAATTTCCTCAATCTGAAATTTACGGGTTTCCAGAAACTGAGCCTCGTTGTTCGGAATTGAGATCGGCGTAAACTTTACGCCTTCTTCCAGAACAGCGACTTTATGTGCATTTCTTCCGCCATAGGCTCTGTGCCATGCATCTCTTAATTTATCGGGATTTTTGATTACTCCAGGATGTTCTAACACACCGCTTGGATTTGCGTTGTTTCCGAAGAAAGATGCCCCATAATCCTCACAGGCGATAGAAATGCCGATCGCATTTTTCGCAAGTGCAATCGGCGAATATCCCACCAGGCCATCATATCCAAGTCCGGGAATATGGAGAACTTCATCAGCGTAGAGAACGATATCACCTTGTTCTTTCAGGTTCGGATTTGCTTCATCATAACGGCTGTAAATATATATCAAGCGGTTTTTCTCATCACGGTCAACCTTCATTTTATCCGGCATCAAGGGATACAGTCCGATAACATCACCTCTGCCGTTTCGGATGATCTGTGCATAGGCATTACCGTAAATCAGCAAATGGGACATTAAGGTTTCTCGGAAAACAAATGATGTCATTTCCGGATTTGGCTGATCGTGGAGCAAAAAATAGAGCGGATGCTGCGGCACTCGCTCTTTTCCATTATCGTTGTATTTGTATAAGTGCAGCGGCAGTTGTGCGATAGCCTCCGACAGAACCCGCACGCAGGCATAAACCGCAATATGCTGCAGGGCTGTTCTGTCGGTAACACGTTTACCACTGTTGGCTCGTCCAAAGAAATATGTGTAGGACGGCGAATCGTAGCTGTTGGTCGGCTTATCTCTGGACTTGAATAGTCCTGTAAAAATACCCATAAGAATCACTCCTTTCTTGACTTTGAGGGTTGGGGTGTGGTATAATATACTAAACTAAACAGAATGTAGGGTAGAAACTCTATAAATCGTGCTTTGTTAATTTGGTAAATTCTAATATCTGGGGTATGGTGGTGAAAGTACAAGATGAATGCAAACTATCTCAAACTTGAAAAAGGTAAGCAGATTGGAATACGTAAAAGAATACTAAAAGGAAATAAGTATTATTGGTATTCATATGCTGTTCAAAAAGTTAATGATATATATATCGTCTATGAGCATGAAATTGCAGAAGATAATATTTGTATGGAAATTGATGAGTATGAAAATATTTATCAATACTATAATTTAAAGGATTTAAAAAAGCACGCAATTAAATATGATATTGATTTCAATGACTTAAGCACATTGAAAGGAAATAGAATTTTTAATCCTAATATTTATAAATAACAAGCTAATTTTATTCAATATAAATAGTACTTTATCTTAAAATCAATGATGAGATTATCGAAACGACAGAAGACCATCCGTTCTGGGTAGGCGGTACAATGGCAGCATTGGCCCTTGTTGTTGCTACCATGACAGCAAATTCAACTTGCCTTTGGCTTTTCCATCAGCCGGAAGAGCCGGAAGAAGTGAAGATGCTGAAAAAGGATTGATTTAAAGCAGCCTTTCCGGCAATCATGAATTGCTGCGTTGCAAAAAGAGAGAGTAGGTTGATGACAATGTGAAATTTTATTTAAAGTAACTATAAATGAGCATGCACCGTCATTTTGCACAACAATTCCCAACCATTTATGCTCTCTCTGCAATTAAAAACGGGATTATCATGTGAAATTATGACATATTTTTGTGCAAGTCGCTGGAAATGCTCATTTATACTAAAGTAAAATATGAAATGCTATACAGCTGATCTGATGGGCATTAACCATTTACATCGCAAAAATTCCGGTGATTTTTACAGAAAGTGAGAATGCAAGAGTGAGAAAGAACATCATTCATCATCTTTTTTCTATAGCAGCTTTATGTGCTGTTGTTTTTACAAATACAATCTGGCTGACAGGCTGTGTTATTTATGACAGTAAAGATTTAGCAAAATTTGCGAAAGAGCAGCTATACGAAAAGTATGGAGAAGAGTTCGAAGTGAAAACTATCATGGATTCTCATCGAACAATTGCATATCCAGTAAATGATCCTGATTTATTGTTTGAGGTGTATAGCCTGATTGAAACACGTGGCGGAAAAGATGATTATATTCAATCGATCATTGGAGACCAATACAAGAAAATCGTGGAAAAAACCTTCGCCGATGTCAATTTGTATTTTTACATTGATGTAGATGTTCCGAGCATTCCGTTTAAAGAAAAAGAAATCAAGAATACGAATATCACAATTGAAGAATACAATGATGAGATGTCTGCATATAGCATTCATCCAACAATTGTTTTATATTTATCTTCTGATTTTTTAGATTGTTACAGTAATGAGGAATTATATTCCTATATTCAAAGCATTGTTTCTGATACAAATCTTGATTATTTAAGGATTGATTTTATATTACTGGAGGATGAGAAAACTGTAGAAGAATATTATAGCGAGTATCCCTCCCTTTCTTGTAATTCAAGTCTAATTGGATTTCTGGACGAAAAGTATGAGCGAGTGGCACAAGGTGCCGAGCAAGGTATTTGGAAAATGAGTATTGATGAATTTAATCAAAAAATGGAGGAGATTAGAGAAGATGAGTTATACAGATAAGGAAATGCAGATTTCCACACAAATTGCATATATGAATATTACTCAAGATCAAATTAATGAATATTTAAAAGATCATAACGGAGAATATCCGACCATTCAAGAAATTCCAGTTTGCAAAGATAATCAAACCTATAACACCAGCATATCCCTCGTATCATAAACCGACTCATCAGAAACGCATCCACAGCGGATTGCACGGTCAAGAGCCATGATCATGGCAACCGCACCGTCAATCTTCTCTGTGGATTTTTCTTTATCCGGCTTGATATTTCCGGCAGGGTCACGCCTGATGAAAATGTTATCCATCATCCACCGAAGAACAGGGTGTCCGTTGTGGGCAAGGGTCTGTTCCAGAGTCAGTTTCATCAGTTCCTTGGTAGGCGGTGACATATCTTTGTAACCCTGCCCGAACTGCACCATCGTAAAACCAAGCCCCTCCAGATTCTGTGACATCTGCACCGCACCCCAACGGTCGAAAGCAATCTCTTTGATGTGAAATTTCTGCCCCAGTTCATCGATGAAGTTTTCGATAAAACCATAGTGAACCACATTTCCTTCAGTAGTTTTCAGATAGCCTTGTCGTTCCCATATATCATATGGAACGTGGTCACGTCTTACTCTAAGTGGCAGTGTTTCTTCCGGCAACCAGAAGTAAGGCAAAACATAATAATGTTCATCATCTTCAGTAGGTGGAAAGACAAGTACAAAAGCTGTAATATCTGTTGTACTGGAAAGGTCAAGTCCACCATAGCAGATACGCCCAGCAAGCATCTCTTCATCAAAAGCAACCTTGCATTTGTCCCACTTTTCCATTGGCATCCAACGAACAGCCTGTTTTACCCATTGGTTCAAACGCAGTTGCCTAAACGCATTTTCTTCACCAGGAGTTTCCTTTGCAGAATTACACGCAGCCACCACCTTATCCATGCCGATGGTCTTATCCAGACTTGGATTTGCCTTTTTCCAAACCTTCGGGTCAGTCCAATCTTCCGATTCATCTGCACCATAAATAACCGGATAGAAAGTCGGATCATGCTTTCTGCCTTCCAGAATGTCCTTTGCTTTTTGATGTACTTCATAGCAGATTGAATTTGTATCAGTTCCGGCAGTTGTGATAAGAAAATACAAAGGCTGCATTCTGGCATCGCCGGAACCTTTGGTCATAACATCAAACAGCTTTCGGTTCGGCTGCGTATGAAGCTCATCAAACACAACTCCGTGAATGTTGAAACCATGTTTACTATAGGCTTCTGCCGAAAGCACCTGATAGAAACTGTTGGTCGGGATGTACACGATACGCTTTTGTGAGGTCAGGATTTTCACTCGCTTGGAAAGGGCAGGGCACATTCGCACCATGTCGGCAGCCACATCAAACACTATGGCAGCCTGTTGGCGGTCGGCAGCACAGCCGTAAACTTCGGCACGTTCTTCACCGTCACCGCAGGTGAGCAGCAGGGCAACTGCAGCGGCAAGTTCTGATTTGCCATTTTTCTTCGGAATTTCAATGTAAGCCGTGTTGAATTGCCGATAGCCGTTCGGTTTCAAGATTCCAAACAAATCACGGATAATCTGTTCCTGCCAGTCCAGCAATTCAAACTTTTTTCCTGCCCATGTGCCTTTGGTATGACTAAGGCATTCGATAAAGGAAACAGCATAATCTGCCGCCTTTTTATTGTATTTGGAATCTTCCGCCATAAAGCGTGTTGGTTTAAATCTTGCCATTGCATCACCTCCCTCAACAAAAAAGACCTGCCAAAAAGCAAGTCTGTATCATTTATTTTTATGCCCCGGTGGGCTTTTTTGTAATTGAGATTCTATTCCCATTGTAACCATGTTACCATACAAATTCAAGGATAGCAAGTCATAACGAAAAAATATACTGCACAAATATATGGCTCAGATTTTGTGTACTATATTTCTTCGGTACGAGCCACACAGTCCCTTAGGTTAGGGGCTGTGTGGAAAGTGCAGGGAAGTTTATCTTCCAGTCATGCACTCCCATTCAAATTCGCAGGCATTTTCGTATTCCTCATCAAAAAGGGCATCGTCATCGATGTAGTTTTCCTTGAAGTCGATTCTGTCAATGACTTCAAAAATCGTTTCATTTTCTTCAGCATCCGCCTTTGCAAGGTCTTCTGCATTTTTCTCAACCCATGCTGTGAACTCTTCATCGTCCATTCTGTCCTCGTTTTCAATTTCAAGGTCGTATTCGTAATTCTCATCAAACCAAGTGATGACCGCCTTTGTGATTTCGGTTCTTTCGTTCCAGTCCGTTCTGTTTGCCATTGCTCTTGCCTTTGCGATTCCGTATGCTACCATTGTGTTTTCCTCCGTATTTCGTGGTTTTTTGGTTGTTTTCCCTTTCGGTGATTACATATTACCGCATAGTATGTGTAATTGCAAGCGGCTAAACTGCCAGAATATACAGTCTGAAAACCGCCCCTGTATTGTGTAGATTATGACAGCAAAAAAGCAGCAGCCACGTTTGCGTTTGTGGCGTTGCTTTTCAAATCGGAAAGGTATTTGGAATCGGTTTTACCTGCCGTTACAGGCGAATGTGTGGGCTGTCAGTCCCTGATTGCAATCGGCATCAGACCGTTTGGTGTGGGAATGAAAAGTTCAATATTCCAAAATCGCTGTTTGTACTTTTTCATAAGTTCAGGAGAAAGGTCTGTAAAATCTTCTGCTCCAAGACCTGTGATGAAAAATGTACCTTTTATGATATCACCTGTTTCAGGAAGCACTCTGTTCCACTCCGTATCGGATTTCAACTTTGATTCGTCATCACAAACAAGGGCGATCTCATCTTCAAAAGGGTATATCGCTTGCAGATACCCGCCGACCGTTTTCTGCATGGATTCCAGACTGCCGTCAATTTCAGTTTCTCTTGGTCGTTTTCTCGGTTCAACGATAAGTACTTTCATATGGGTTTCCTTTCTGAGCCACCTTGTCGGCTTGTGTGGGGCTTTGCTTCAAATGGGATAATTTACGGAGGAAATCCCTGAATTGCCACACAGCCAAACGTGGCGGCTTGCATTGTCTTATTCTGCTGTGTTACGGTGAATAATGCTGATGATTTTTTCCTGTTCTTCTTTGGAAATACCAATGCTTTCGAGAGCCTCACGGATTCCGCAGTCGGGGCAAATCAGCGTTTCATTATCAGTTCTGGAAAGTGCAGGAACTCCGGTATAAACACATCCGCATTTCGGGCAGGTTCTTTCTGTTGCAGTTTCAGTTTTCATAATGGGCAGCTCCTTTCAGGCTTTTTTCGTAGGCTTCATCAAGGTACTTGAAATCAAATCCGAAAATGGTGTATCCGAATTTGCAGGTGCTGACATATGCAGAAGTTGGAATCCCAAGCCTGCGTTCCTCGTGCATGATATACACAAAAGCATCAATCATTTTCCCAGCTTCGGAAAGCCTGATTTTCATATTTTTCTTGTAGTAGAAATTAGGATAGCCCTCGTAAATATCAAGGCTGTGTTCATCGGCGGCAGTTACTTCCCAGACTGCTACCGGAACAGCACCGCCTTTTTTCTTTTCAACGGTGAGGTAGGAACCTGTCTTGCTGCCTTTGTAAAGCAGTTCATAATCCCTGATAACCGCCGTTCCAGCGATTTTTGCTGTGGGGCATCTGTACTTCATCTGACGGACATTGAGGTTTGAACCATAGGCAAGGTAATATCTTTTCATTTCAAATCTCCTTTTTGTAGATTCCGCTTTGCGGTAGTCACATATTAACTCTTTCGGAGGAGAAATGCAACCCGCTAAATCTACAAAATATCTGTGCCTTTTCTTGTGTGGTATTTGTTCAGATTACACTTTGCAAAATCAGGGACTGTGTGGGCTTTTGTGGCTTTGTTTATTCGGTTGGGAAACTATACCACAAAAGGCAACGTGGGCGGCGATGTTGCCACCTGTTGCCTTTGAGGTGCGAGCCTTTTCAGGCTCTGCCATATCTGAAAGCCGCATCTCCGTCAAGGTTCTTGGTAAGAAAACTTCTCGCTGTGGAGAACTCTTCGCCAACCAGTCCCAATCGAATCAGCCATGTTCGCATTGCAAATTTTGGATTTTCCGTTTGCTGTGGTTTTGGACTTGCTGTTTTCAGTTCCTTTGCCATTTCGGAAAGTGCAAGGCAAAGCTGAATGTAGCTTTTCAATTGTCCTGCGTGAAGTCCGTTTTTCTTTTCTGCTGTAGGCTTGTCAAACTGGAAAAGTCGAAATTCGATTGTGCTTTTTGTAAAGGTTGCGTGGAAGTTCAGCATATGGTATCTGCTGTCATTGTAATGCTGATTTCTGCCGTAATTCGCACCGTTTGCTGTGTACCAGATGTCTGCAAGCTGTGCCATTGTGGTTGGTTTCTTTTTGTTCAGCTGTTCAATGAATCTTGGGTTTACCGTTCTGCAATATCTGTTCATTCTGCACTGGTCGATTTTCAAAGCATCTGCAATCAGTCTTTCGTGGCTTGCCATGATGTTTGCAAGGTTTCTGAGGCTTTGCGGTGTGTGTCCGTTCGCTCCGATGTGAATATGAACTCCTGCCCCAATCCCTGCGTGGCTTACTGCTCCTGCCTTGCGAAGTCTTCTCACAAGCTCCTGCAAGGTTTCAATGTCGCCGTAGTGAAGAATCGGTGTAACCAGTTCGCACTTTTCAGCATCGCATCCTGCAATGCTGACGTCCTTTTGAAATTTCCATTCTCTGCCCTGTGCATCCCAAGCTGACCAGGTGCTGTATCCGTTTCGGCTTGCTGTGAATTCATATCTGCCTGTTCCGAAAAAGTCTGCGGCAAGCTTTGCAGCTCGTTCTCTTGTGATGTGGTTCATCTCAATTTCAACCCCAATGGTCTGATTTTTCAGGTTTTCAATCTGTCTTTCTGTTTTAGCGTTCATGGTATTTTCCTCCGTAATTTCGGGCTTTCTGCCCTTTCGTTGTATCACATATTACCGCATTACGGAGGACATATCAAGCGGCTAAATTAACAGAAAAACAGACTGTATATCCGCCAGATGATTGTGTAATATACAGTCTTGCTTTACTTGATTTTATATGGTAAAATACAGTACGATGGAATAGGTTCTGCCTTATTTTTCGGCTGCCACAACCTTGAAAGAATCTACTTCGGGAATCAGGGCAAGGGAAGAGCCGTTCTGCCATTTCATGTGTATGGAACCCATATCATCAATGTGAGTAACCTCACCGATTGTTCCGGGAAGAATGGGATATTTTTCATCACGCATAGAAATCAGCTGTATCTTCGTTCCAATCGGGTACTGTTTTTTGAGATTTTCAAGATATGCTTTATTCGGAAACTTCATTTGAATTACCCGCCTTCCTGAATGCCGAACTGCCTGAAAGATTTCTGAGCAGTACTTTTCTCACCGCCTTATATTCTGCACCAATCATACCCAATCGAAGGAGATAACAACGCATTGTGTATTTTGGATTGTCAGTAGTTTCAGGCTTATTATTGATACGCTTCTGATTCTTTGCAAATTCGCAGAGCATGGAAATGAAAGTGCAGTAGGCATCGGCGTCACTATCATTTTCAATGGTGAACCAAGGAAAGCAAATCTTATCTTCTTCAGCGACGATTTCAAGGTTGTCAGTTTTGAATGCTGTCTTGAAAAGTTCACCCTTGTTCTCTACGATTTTTCTAAGCCTATCGAGCGTTGATTCATCAACCATTTCCAAAGGCATCTCTACTGTCAAACCATTTTCTTCTTCATCAAGCGGAACATCATAGCCTCTGTTGACCAGTTCATCAATCAGCATTTCAACCTCTTTTTTGTCTGCTGAATCACTGATTTCAAGGTTGCCTTCTTTGGTGACAGTGTAAAAGTCACCGATCTTGTAGGCACAAGTCGGCATGAACTGATATTCGGCAGGGACGCCAATGATCTCGCTGATGGCATTCACCAGTTCTTTTCGCTTTTCTCCTGTAAGCTGAAATTCAATTGTCATATGTTTTTACCTCCATTTGTTTTGGTAGTACACATGATAACTCTGAATAGCACAGATAGCAAGTGTGAGATACGACAAAGTTTAATACTACATATTGCTTTAAATGGTGTAGTAAACACAATATTTAGTTATTTTTTGCGTAGTAGGAGATTCCTGCCAGCACAAACCAAGCGTTGCTTGAAGCGATGCCATTTCCCCACATTTTATAAGTGGCACTATCGGAATACGGATTCTTCAGCCACTTTTCAATTTGCTTACGGCTTTTTGGTTTACAGGTTTTCCCGACAGCTTGGTTGTAGGTTTCAAAGACATTCTGCCACCAACAAATTTGTTCTTCCGTTGGATTTTCAATGCCGATATCATCGCACCACCAAGTCGGCATACCCTGCAGCAACGCACATTCCTGCGGTGTCAGTCGTCTTACGATGTATTCAGTTTCAGAAGTGCTGTCGTTGACAACAGGCGGGTCTTTATAGTCTGATGCTACAAGTGTATTTGCTTTTTCTTTTTCAGCAACGGTGTGATGTGAATTTTTGCTTGTGGAATAGAGCGGATGAGCAATTCCGCCTGCACCCGATGCAACAATTGTCGGAGATTTTTCTTCTTCGATCTGAAAACTGAATTTTGCGTTGTATCCCTGATTCATGGCAGGTCTGCCGATTCCATAGGCAACAGCATGATTTTCAGTACAATTGAGTGTGTACATCGTTTCCGATTTTTTATACCCGTTGCCGTGGTGAGATGGACGGCTTCCATTACCTTCAACGACAACAATTCCACCCTGATTTTTGCATGGAGACTGATTGCTTGTATCAATTGTTCTTGCAGTATCTGCTTCGTAAAATCCGCTGTTGGGATTGTCGGAAAGCATGGAATTGCTGTATTTTCCGCAAATACCATAAGCTTTTGGAACGAAAAGTGTCTGGTCATTGTTGCAGGAAAGAGTAGCAGATTTGTTTCTCTGAATCAGTGCTCCCTTACCGCCAGAACCACCTCCACAGCGAATTTTCAGTGTTGCAGGAACAACTGCCGATTCTACCACAAAAGGCTGATTGTTTCCGCCTGTTCCGTAGGTTGCAGATACAGTCTGTGCCACTTCAAGAGGTCCTGTATATCTGGTATCCTGAGAATGGTTCTCGAACATCAGCCCTGAGCCTGTTTCTTCAGAGCAGTTTCCAAAACTTTGGGCAGTTTCTTGCCACGATCGGAAGCTCTCCGCAGAATACCCAGACACGCCTTCTGACTCAAATAATATTTTTGAGGCACATCCGCCATCAAAATCTGCGACAAGGTAGATTCTCGCTCTTCGTTGGGGAAGATACCAGTATTGAGCATCGAATGTTCGGTAGGCGACAGAGAATTTTTCACCCATGATTTCTCCTGCCTTTGTCCATTTTTCAGGTTTAGGGACAGATAAATCTGCGTCTTTAATCTTGCAGAATTCTTCGAGAACACATCGGAAGTCTTCTCCGCCATTTGAGGAGAATGCTCCTGTGACATTTTCCCACACTGCAAATCTCGGATATTTTCCATTGGTTGCACCTCTCATTTCCTTTATAATTCTGATTGCCTGAAAGAAAAGTCCTGAACGCTCTGCATTCAAGCCCTGACGCTTGCCTGCAACTGAAAGATCAGTACAGGGCGAGCCAAAGGTAATAATATCCACAGGTTCAATTTCTGCACCGTTGACGCTGTTGATGTCACCAAGGTGCTTTACAAAAGGCAGTCGCTTTTCGGTTACAGCGATAGGAAAAGGTTCAATTTCTGATTTCCAGACAGGCACGATGCCGGAAAGCATAGCCATCATGGGGAATGTTCCTGAGCCATCAAAAAGGCTGCCGAGCGTAAGAGGTTTATTCATCATGCTTTTCCACCTCTTTTACAAGTTCACAGTAAGGTATCTGCTGTCCGTCACGGATAACATACACACCGTCAGCATCGCCGGTATCCTCAACATACCGGCGAAGAATCACCGAGGCATATTTTTCATCCAGTTCCATGGTGTAACAGATGCGATTCAGTTGTTCGCAAGCCATCAAAGTAGAACCGCTGCCGCCAAAGGTGTCCATTACCACGCCATTTTCCTGTGTAGAATTGCCGATGGGATAGCCAAGCAAGTCCAGCGGTTTAGAGGTGGGGTGATTGGCGTTGCGTTTCGGCTTGTCAAAATGCCAGATGGTCGTCTGCTTACGGTCGGAATACCAGTGATGCTTGCCATTCTGCATAAAGCCATACAGCACAGGTTCATGCTGCCACTGATAATCCGAGCGCCCCAGCACAAGGCTGTCTTTTACCCAGATGCAGCAGCCTGCAAGATGAAATCCGGCATCAATGAATGCTTTTCTGAAATTCAGCCCTTCGGTATCTGCATGGAATACATAGGCAGAGCCGCCTTTTTCCAGATGTTCTGCCATTCGCTGAAAGGAGGACAGCAGGAATGTATAAAACTCCTCGTTTTTCATACTGTCATTCTGAATGGTAAGTCCACTGGAACTCTTGAAAGAAACTCCATAGGGCGGATCGGTCAGAATAAGGTTTGCCTTTGTATCTCCCATAAGAGCAGATACATCTTCCGCAGAAGTAGCGTCGCCGCACATCAGCTTATGTTTTCCGACAATCCAGATATCGCCATGCTGTACAAATGCAGCCTTTTCAAGTGCCTTGGTAAGGTCAAAATCATCGTCTTTGACTTCATCACCGCTGTTTGTATCAAATAAATCAGCAATTTCAGATTCATCGAAACCAGTCAAACCAAGGTCAAATCCGAGATTCTGTAACTCTTCCATCTCAACAGCAAGCAAATCATCGTCCCAGCCTGCGTCCAATGCCATACGATTGTCGGCAAGAATATATGCCTTTTTCTGTGCCTCTGTGAAATGGTCAACATATACACAAGGAACTTCTGTAATTCCTTCTTCCTTTGCTGCCATGATGCGTCCATGCCCAGCAAGAACGTTGTATTCCTTGTCAATGATGACAGGATTCACAAATCCAAACTCACGGAGGGAAGAACGGAGTTTCAGAATCTGTTCTTTATTGTGTGTACGAGCGTTATTTGCATAAGGCACTAACTTGTTGATGTCAACAAGCTGAAATTCTGTGGTCATTGTCATCTGTAATTCCTCCTCTGCTGAATTCTGAGCATACCTCTTCGGGCGGCATCCATATTGCCTTTGACAGCCTGTCCTTTTATCGTGCGGTATTGCTGTTTGGTCATGTTGTTTCTCTGCTGTTTCAGTTCTCTCCAGAATTGAACATCTGCTTTCATGTATTTCTCACTTTCTGCTTCTCAGTAATTTTTCCATCATATCTTCCTGCGGATTGCCCTGAAATTCCACAGAGCAGTTTTCACGGACTATCTGAAAAATCTGATTCCAGATTTGGTTTGCCTGTTTCATGTAATTCTGTGACATCGCTACATAGGGAGAGGCAATTGCCGCACCAGTTGTAGGATGTTTGGAAATATATCCGTATTTGGTGACGATCTGCTCGCAGTGAATCCAACGGGAAATGCTCATGGCATACTGTTCCACAAGCTGACGGCTGACGATTTTCTCACAGGAGCGTTCTTTCAGCCATTGATAGGTTTCTGTATACACATCATCGGCGAGAAGTTTTGTGCCGTCACGCTGTAATTCTTTCATGAAATTTCTGACAGGCGGTGTTTCAGCGGATTCTATATTCGCAGGCTGCATCATAACTTCAGCAGTTTTTCCCTCAGCGATCTTTTCAGCGAGTGCCTTTCTTGGTCGTCCTGCACCCGGTCTTGCACCGCCTCGGTTTGTACCGTCTTTCGCCATGATGTCATCACCTCCGAAAAATCAAAGAAAATCAAACAAAACTTAAAATCGGGCATAAAAAATGCCGACTGTAAAAGTCGGCAAAGTTAGAAATTATCGGTGCTTTTCAGTATTTTTATATCTGAGGGGTCAATAGGGTATTTGAATACCCGTTTTTGTGCGTGAGAGGGGACGCCGGTCTGTAAAAAATTCACAATTAGCGATTTTTATCCCCCCACCGGCAACATTTCAGACACAATCAATACCGATAGACGGGATTTCGGTCTTCTGTCCACGTCTTGCGGTCATGGCAGGACTTGCAAAGAGCCTGCCAGTTGCTTTCATTCCACATCAGATGCGGATCACCACGGTGAGGAATGATATGGTCGACCACGGTCGCTGCCGTGAACCGTCCCTGTGCTTTGCACCGCACACACAAAGGATGCCGGCGGAGGTACGCCTTGCTCAGTCTCTGCCACTTGCTGCCGTAGCCACGCTTAGCGGCAGACGGTCGGTCGGGGTGAAGAGACTTGTGCTCCTCGCAGTACTTGTCCTCGGTCAGATTCGGACAGCCGGGGTGACTGCATGGGCGTTTACTCTTCCTCGGCATAGCCGACACCTCCTTCGAGTATAACAAAAGCCGCTGCGGTCAGATCACAACGGCTTTACATAATTCTTCTATTATACAGTTTACCACATATCCTCGTGTAAGTCAAGTTTTATGAACTCTCATCAACTCTCAACTTTTCGAGGACTTTGGTATGGAGACGGTAGATATTCTGTACGCTGTAGCCGAACTCCGAAGCGATTACTGCCCACGGCTTGAATTCAAGGTAACGCTTGGTAAGCAGGTCACGTGCATCACTGTCCTCCACCTGACGGATGCGGTTTTCCATGTCAGATATCAGGGCATCATACTCCGCCTGCGTTTCCTGTATCTCCTGTTCCAGTGCCATGATTTTGAATACAGTTCCTTCCATCTTGCTGTGGTCGGGAGACACCGTTCTCGGCATATCGTTGATACCGCTGCCATTCATGCCTTCGGCTCTCTCACGCAGCAGACGGATTTCATGTATTTTCCGGTTGATGCGTTTGCGGAGTCGTTCCGCTTTGTTCCAGTATTCCTTCATGCTGCTTCCTCCTTCATCATAACAATCAGCTTCTCACCGTCTAAGTCGGACAGAAAGGCAAACCACTGCGACCGCAGGAAACGCTCGCATTCGCGGATCGTGCCTTCGTCTTTTTCGCTCAATGCCTGTTTGTAGTCCAGCAAAGCTCTCTCAATAATTGCCGCAGACAGCGGCACATATCCTTCGCTCATTTTACTCTCGCTTTCACTGCACTCATCATTGCTGCCTGTGTTTTATCCTTGTTTTCCAGAACCTTCATGATATCTTCATCAATCGTTCCCACCGATACGATGTGGTGGATTACGACCGTTTCGGACTGCTGCCCCTGACGCCAGAGGCGGGCGTTGGTCTGCTGATACAGTTCCAGCGACCACGGCATCGTGTACCAGATGATGGTGCTACCGCCGGACTGCAAATTCAGCCCGTGACCTGCGGAAGAAGGCTGTATCAGTGCGATTGGTATTTTGCTTGCATTCCAGTCGGCAATGTCTGTATCGGTCTTGATCTCTCTGCACTCGAAACGCTCCATGATGCTGTCCCGTTCATGCTTGTACCAGTATGCGATCAGAACAGGTTTGCCGTTTTGCGCTTCGATCAGATCTTCCAGTGCGTCCAGCTTGTGGGAATGTATCCGCATCACGTTGCCGCCATCGGTATAAACCGCACCGCTGGCAAGCTGTGTCAACTTTCCACACAGGACACCTGCATTTGCTGCTGTAATGGAATCCCGCACGAAGTCCAGACACATATCCTGTTCCATATCTTTGTAAATTGCTGCAGCCTTCTCATCAAGTTCCACTCTATCCGCTGTCGTTACCAGCTCCGGCATGGTCAGGTGGTCGGTGGTTTTCATGGAGATGCTGATATCAGCGATTTTGCCGTATATTTCCTTTTCCGCGCCCTTTCTCGGTGTGTAAGTGAAGCCGTTCCAGTCCGGTGTAAAATAAGCATCACGATACTGTCCGATACGCTTGCCGAGACGTTCACCCTTGTCCAGCAGACGGAACTGTGCCCACAAATCCATGAGTCCGTTGCTGCATGGTGTTCCGGTCAGCCCTACGATGCGCTTTACGAAAGGTCGTACCTTCCGTAGTGCTTTAAATCGCTTGGACTGATGATTCTTGAAGGAACTCAGCTCGTCAATAACGACCATGTCAAAATCAAACGGCATTCCGCTGCTTTCAATGAGCCACTGCACATTCTCACGGTTGATGATGTAGAGGTCTGCCTTTTGCCGGAGTGCCGCAAGCCGCTGCTCACGGCTGCCCAGCACCAGACTGTAATTCAGCCCCTCAAGGTGATCCCACTTGGCGATCTCGGCAGCCCAGCTATTCTTGCATACACGAATCGGGGCGATGATCAGTACCTTGCGTACCTCAAACTTGTCAAACATGAGGTCGTTCAGCGCCGTCAAGGTGATGCTGGTCTTGCCGAGTCCGCATTCCAGCAGGACTGCCGCCTCTGGGTGTGTTTCGATGAAGTCCACAGCGAACTTCTGATAGTCATGGGGTTTGTATTTCATCAATGATCCCTCCAATCTGATCGGGGCTGTCCAACACAAACGCCTTGAAGCCCAGCCGCCGAAGTGCTTTGATACGAAGTCGCTGCAGCGACCGGGGCTTTTCGCCGGGTGTTTTGACCTCCACGAAACCGATTCTGCCGAATGGCATCAATACGATGCGGTCTGGCACACCTGCTGTTCCGGGAGAGGTAAACTTCCAACAGACACCGCCTTGTACTTTTACGGCAGCGACCAGTTTTTCTTCAATTGATTTTTCTCGCATAAAATCGACCTTTCTGGGAAATAGTGCAGGTCGGTGAATGTCATTTCCAAACCTTTCTATAGGAAGAAAATTCTATGTTTTTTCTCGCCTGCGTAAGGTCTGTATATGAGTTTCACCGACCTGCACTTTCCCGATTTTACGTCGTTTTTGAATGATGAAAGTGCAGGTCAATCAAGAAATTCCAGACGAATTTGAAGCCCATAGATGGTAATTCCGCTGTTCAGCTTCTTGCGCTTATATCCTGCCTGCTCCAACGCACCGTAGAAATCGGTCGTGCTGCGGACATACTCACCATTCTCTATGCAATACTCACGATAACGCTTATACAGCTCTCCGGACTTCTCCTGATAGGATGCATCTACATCGCAGCAATCATTGATGAATGCTCCAAGCCAGTCATTGCCGTCACGATACGCTCCGATCGCATCCAACACACATTGTGGGCGGTCTACCTTGAAATCGGCAGCGACCACCTTCATCGCACCCTCGATCAGCCACGAAAGAACCGCACCGCCTGCATTGTCAATGAGATACTGGGTATAATTCTTTTTGTCAGCCTGTCCCTGAATCTTTGCATGGAACGGGATCACGATCAGTCTACGCCATGTGCCGTCATCGGAGGCAGACACCTTCGGCAGGTGGTTGGTATACAGCACCAGCGTGTGGCTTGGCTCAAAAGAGAACGGAGCCTTGAACTTCTTTTCTGCGAAAATGGGATCGGTCGAACAGAGCTGTTTTACCACAGAGGTATTCAAACGCATACCTTCCTGCAGCTCGGCAGCAATAATCAGCCGCTTGCCCTTCAGCTCTGCCATTTCGGGCTTCACGTTCCGCTTGCAGTTGACGGTCAGGGCGTCAGCAGAGATATTGCCGGAATAGCTGCCCAGCACCTTGTAAATTACATTCCAGAATGTCGATTTGCCGTTGCGTCCATCACCATAAGCAATAATCATCGCCTCGGTGTATACCTTTCCAATCAGGCAAAGTCCGCAGATCATCTGGACATAGTCAATGAGACTCTGGTCGCTGCAGAAGAACACCTGCAAGGCTTCCTCCCATAACTGCCTGCCTTCCTCATTCGGCACGACCGCTGTCACTTTGGTAATCAGGTCAGCAGGATCAGTCGCTCTCCAACCGTTAATACCTTTCGTCAGATCATAAGTGCCGCCGGGCGTATTCAGCAGCATAGGATTCCCGTCAAGCTGCTCTGGGTGCTTCAGTACCAGTGGTTTGGCGGCATCAAGGGCGTTATTCAGACTTCGGATGTTGCGATACTTCATCACGAAATCGTGGTATATCTCCGAAAATCTGAATAGCCCATATGCAGCACCCTGCTCCGGATTCAAACTATCACGGAACTTTTTACCACCCGCTTTTGCCAGCATTCTGGGAACGCCGAGCTTTTCCAGTGCACATAAATGTTCTTCCATCTTGCTTTCCGCATCCGAAAGCTGGGCATCGGTATGTTCAATCATCGCCATGACCGCCGCCTGTTCCGATTCCTCCCAATATACACCATTGTAACGCAGGTAATTGGTAGCAACCGTGAAGGTGATTTCCTCGCCAAAGCAGTCCACGAAAGTACGGGCTTCACCGACATCGGAAAAATCATCCGGCAGGAGAGGATTTTGTCCGAACTGGTCGGGCGGAACATATCCGTCCTGCGCGGTAACCTTGCTGCCGAACTTGCAGGCACTGTTCCAGATGCTTTCCAATTCCGTATCATCAAGAGGAGGATTGCACTCGGCTGCTTTGTCCAGAAATTTCTGACGGGCTTCATCCGTCACACCGAAACGCTTGACCAGTCTGCCCGCAATACGGGACAGGGTGCTGTTGCGCTGCCCTTCTGGAATGCTGCGGTTCGATTTCATCAGTGTCAGCCAGTCCTCGATAGTCAGACTCCCTTCGTGCCAAACCACCTCACCTTTCGAGCCAAACAGAAAACGGGAGGCATCCAGCGCATTGCCGTCAAAGAAGGGAAGTTCCTTGTAGATACGGGTTTTGATTGCTTTGTGAAATGTTGCATCCTTGCAGGGCGTTGTCGGGAAAAATACATGGAAACGAGGGCGGGCGGATACCGAGCCTTTCGCCAGCATATGATGACGACTGTATGTGACCGCAAATGCCACATCTGTTAGCATCTCCGACAGCTTTTCGGGCGTGATCCACTCGTCCGTATCGTCGGAATGGTCGTTGTCACAGTCCATCGGCACAACATCCGAGAGCTGGAAGTTCGTGTCACTGCGGGAAAAATTATCATACAGTGCGCACACATGATCGAAGGCGACCGCCTTCTTTAGGTCAGCTTCAGAGGTAATGACTTTCTGGTGTGGGTAGTTGGTGTTCTTCGCATTGCCGGTACAGTCGGCAGTATACAGGGTAAATTTCATAGCTTTTCCTCCAATTCTTCCGTGAAATAACGAATTCTCATGTGTTTACGCTTCGCACGGTCAATCTCCGCCTTCATGCCTGCGGAGATATTCTCACCGAACACCCAAAGCTCCACGCACTTGCTCATCAGCACCCAATTCATAAAAATGGCTGTATCCCGTTCCTCTGGAATATCGTCGTCCATGAACTGCGTAAAATAGATGTGCGGTGCAATCGGCAGATAGTGCTTGTCTACGGCAAAGCGGCTGTATCTCTTGGCGTTCTTGATATTTCTCTCCGTATCTCCGGAGTAAGGAGAGCATATATACACAATGGGTCGGAAGGCGGCAGCCTTGCGGACTGCCTTTTCTTCCTTTTCCAGACGGGTGAACGCTTCGTGTTCTGTAGGGCTGAAATAGCCCTCTGCGTTGTACTTATCTGCCATTGCCGTGCTCCTTTTTTATGCGTGCCGCATACCATTCCAGATGACGCTTTCTCGTCTGAAAATCTGGAACTGACAGCAGCAGACCAATATCAGCCTTTTGCAGAACTTCAAGCATATTGATTTGCTCCTGCGTCAGATATGGGCGGATGCTGGTCTTTTTCTCAATACCATGAAGCACTCTGAACTGCTTTGCCGTCATGCCAAGTACAATACGGTTGAGCATATCGCATTCATTGCTGAAGTGATAAGGCTTCGGGTTGTCGTTGATAAGACGGATATTCTCGGTCAGCAAAGGAAATTCCTGCCTTGCTGATACAAGCGTTCTGATGAAAGACTCCATCTCGTTGAAACGGCGTATGTACAGTTCCTTGAACTGTGCCGCCTTTTTACCACGATAGCCCATTGCCAGAAAGACGAAACCGTCACGGGTCATAATGTAACACGGCTGCTTATGTCCCTGTTCGTTGATGTATGCCGACTGCACAAAATTGTGCAGTCGAAATTCCTCCGAGCAATCAAGTTCACGAATATCACGGAGGACAGCTCTGTGTTCCTTTTCAAAGAACTGTGCCACATAGCGGCTGTCTACTCTGGCGGTGTCATGTTTATCGACGAACACGCCGTAATCGTCCATAGGAATCAAACTTTTCATTTCAGTGCCTCCATTCTTTTCTTCGAGCAGGCAGAACAGCAAACTGCCGTGCCATACATGTCGCCCATGCCGTCTGCAAATATAACAGACAGGTCAACGGATACTTCCTTGCCGCAGTCGGGGCAGGTGCAGAACACATTTTCATCGTTCAGCTCTACCTTGACTTCAACAGTGTCATTGATATTTTCTTTTACATAAAACATAGCAAAACCCTCCTAAAATTCTTCTCATTATACAGTCCTTAAAAATATGCTGAAAATTAGCCTGCTCCTAATCTTTTTTATAAAATTCACACTCGTACCCATCAGCCCGCAAGAGCAGCCCCTTTGCCCATTTCGGTGTACGAGCCATCTGTTCGCAGACAGCCTGCAGTGACATTCGTCTATCAGCTTCAATAATCATTTCATCGTGGATATGCCCGACGATAAAGCAGTGAGACAATGTCTGTAGGGAATAAAACAGCAAATCACGAGCAATACCCTGAACGATGTTTTCCACGAGCTTGCCGGAGTATGTCTCCAGCCGCTGCCACTTCTTTGATGTGCCGACACCGTCATAGGTAATAGATTCACCGCCAAAACGGTTCTCTTCAATACGTGGCTTTACATAGGCAAGCCGTCTGCCGGAGGGGAGTTCAATAAACAGAAATCCAGATTCATAGCTGAATTTGATACCGTGTGTTTCTGTCTGAGTTTTGCCGCCGACTGCCTTGATAGCCATCCTCTCCACGTCCCACCAGAGCTGTACGATGTTGGGTGATGCCTTCCGCCAATCTGTGACAATCTGCTTCAGCTCATTATCTGAAAGTCCCATAGCGTCTGCACCCATGGCTTTCATTGCACCGACAGAGCCGCCGTAGCCACAAGCCAATTCCGCCACCTTACCTTTCTGCCGCAAGTGTCCATTCACGCCGTGCTTTACAACAGGAACACCGAACATCTTTGATGCCGATGCACAATAAATATCCTCGCCATTAGCAAAAGCGTCCATTCTCCACTGTTCACCTGCAAGCCATGCAATGACACGGGCTTCAATAGCAGAGAAGTCCGCTACGATGAATTTATAGCCTGCTTTCGGTACAAATGCCGTGCGGATAAGCTGTGAAAGCGTGTCGGGAATATCCTCATAGAGAAGTTCCAGAGCATCCATATTGCCGGAAAGAACGAGATTTCGTGCCGATTCCAAATCGGGAATATGATTCTGCGGTAAATTTTGCAATTGTATAATCCTTCCTGCTTCCCGACCTGTACGATTTGCACCGTAGAACTGGAACATTCCTCTTGCACGGCCATCCGAGCAGACCGCATTTCGCATTGCTGCATACTTTTTGACAGAGGATTTGGAGGTTTGCTGTCGGAGCAGCAGTACTTCACGAATTTCCGGCGAAACTTTATCTATCAGTTCCTGCACTTCCTTTTTGCCGAGTGATTCTATTTCTACGCCGTGCGATTTCAGCCAACCTTTCATTTGCTGCACGGAGTTTGGATTTTCAAGTCCTGTCAATTCGCACAGCTTTTCAGTAAGATGCTGTTTTGCACAATCGCCGATACGAATTGCATTACGGACAAGCGGCAAATCAAGCTGAATGCCGCGGTCGTTGATTTCTTGGTCAAGGTGGTATTCCTTCCATACGAAATAAGGAACAGGGAAACGGCTTATTTTCCTCTCGATTCCTATTTCCGTCTCCACGTCACGCTTGTTGTATGCTTTGAAAACCGCCCACTTATCAGGAGCATCGGACGGAACATGAAACAGCGGTTTATCGCCGTCATAGGCATAGGGGACACAAAAATACTTGATGAGAGCTTTGCCCTCTGTCATCTTCTGCTGTTCGAGTTTCAGGACCGAGCCGACTCCTGCCAGCGTCAGCGGCAATCCAAGGTAAGCGGACGCTGCCATAGAGCAGTGCCAAGAATCAGGACTAAGATAATTGCCGACAGAATCCTGTGGAATGCTGTAACTGTGGAAAATATCGGGATAATTGCGTTTCAGCCAGACCGACAGGCATACGCGCTCAAAAGAAGCGTTGAAGCTGTGCTTTGTGACAGAATCGTCCGTCAAGGCATGAAGAATATCATCGGGGAGCGACTCACCGCTGGCAAGGTCAATGACCTTCACCGGAGCATCGTCTACGGAATAGGCAAACAGCAGAATATCAAAATAAGGAGAATCGGCATAGCGGTATACGCCTGTTTTGGTAATGTCTGCGTCGCTGCGGGTTTCCAAGTCAATCATCAATTTATGCATATTATCAACTCCAAATTTCCCACCCACGGTTCACACCGCAAACGCCCACCCGTCTGTATCAGTCAATTATGAAAGAAAATCATCGTCGTCATCGTCTGCAAAATCGTCCTCTGCACGGGATTTACCGCCCAGCGGCTCTCCGTCACGGAGCTTCTGGAGATTGTTCAAACCGCAGGCAATTCCACGGTTGCCATTGGTATTGAATGCGTAGAAATTAATGCTTGCACGACCGTAGATACCGCTGTAAAGTTCGCTGGTATCGAGAATCGGCTGGCAGTCGGCATCTACGACACCGGGCTTTGTTGCGCTGTTTGCGTTGATGAAGTAGCTGTCTGCGTAAGCCGGGTCGTCCGGTCTTTCTTCATCGCCGTCACGAAGAGGCGTTTTGAGCATCTTAAGTGCGGGAACAGACTTGCCGTTTCCCTTGAGTTTGGACTGTCCCTCGTCATAAGCAGCCTTGATTGCCGCTTTGCATTTCTCCACCGTTACGGTATCGCTTTTCGGAATGATAAGAGATACGCTGTACTTCGGAGTGCCGCCGTTGATGCTCTTCGGCTCGTTTACGATGAGATAGCTGAAGCGAGTATTTTTGCCCGTGACCACCTTTGTCGGATTCATAATCTTTGCCATAATAAAAACTCCTTTACTCTTTAAAATCTTCTGCTGTGGGATTCCACGCTTTCCGTTTATCGGAATCGGGAACCAGTGTCGGTTTGCCCTGTGGTTTCTCAATAAGAGAGCTGAGCAGGGTATCAAATTTTTTCTTGCCGAGCAATTTTGTCATTGCGGTCACGCCCATGAGCTTCTTTTCAAATGGGTCATATCCTGCATCCGTGACAACTGCCGCAACGGCATCATCATTTGTGTATCTTCGGTTGGAGCGACCTTCCACGATCTTATATCCGGGGAACTCCTTACCGCTGATTGCCTGTTCAAGTGCATATGTTTTTACATCGTTTACCCAACCGATAAAGGTGTCCGCACGATTGAGAATCATGCTGATTTCATCATCGGAAAGTGTATCAGGAACGGCAAAGTCGTACTGTGCCATTTGGAGATTGTACTCCGCACGCTTGCGGCAGGTTGCCTTTACCTTGCAGAACTGACAGTGTTTGCCTGCCTTGTATTCGCCCTCACCATTGGCGGCAAGGACCGCTGCCGGAACGAGGATTTTTTCTGCCCATTCGAGCAGCTCTTCTTTGGTAATTTCGGCAATGCTGATGTTGTCACGTCTGGGCTGAAAAATAATCATGCGGACGGTCTGAATGTCGTACAGGCTTTCAAAGAGATTGAGAGCGCCGAGGGCATACATCCGCATTTGGCTGTTGTTTTCGGCTTCTACCAAAATTCCCAGCCCATACTTGAAATCTATTACCGTAAGCGTACCGTCAGCTACGATAATACAGTCGGCTGTGCCGAAGCTCTCTGCCACCCAACGGGTAAAATCAAGACGCTGTTCTACAAGGACAAGCGGGTCGGAGCAGTTCTGCTTTGCCGTTTCGACCTGCTCCATGACAAATTCGCAGTAAGTATCGCTGCATTCCGCCATTTCCTCATCGAAGTATGTCAAATCTTCAGTGGGGTCTCGAACCCTGTGTCCGAGAGCCTTTTTTACCTTGTACTCGCAGAGGGCGTGTGCGTCTGTACCTTGTTGAGCATAGCTGCTGGATGTATCCTGTTGTACCGCATTTTCTTTTGCGGACGGCGGGCAGTTGATCCAACGCTCACTGCTGGATGGCGCGAGAAGTGCGTGATTACCCGGCATTTGCAATCACCTTCGCTTCTGCAAGCAGTGCTGTGTAGTCCGACTCTGCCACATCGGAGAGCTTGTCTGCCCCGAATTTCCGGAGCAGTTCCTTGACTTCAGCAGTATGACCATTGCGGGAAATCTCCGACAGACGGCTGCGGAGTTCTACAAAAGTAACAGTCTGCTGTTCAGGTGTCGGCTGTTCCTTTGCAGTGGTTTCCTGTGGCTCGTCCTTTTCGGAATCGTAGATGGTCTCGAATGTGTTGAGATACTCACTTGTGATTTTCTCTGTCAGCGCAGTTACTGCTTTCGTCAGTGCGTTCAGAGAATTAATCAGTTCGAACATTTTGTCCATGGTTTTCACCTCTTCATCTTTTTTTGATTGGGAATCATTCCTTCTCACCATACAGTCCTCGGATCAGCCTGAAAAATTAGCCCCCTCAAAAAACTTTTTTATAATTTCCACAATTCTTTTTTTGTGAGCAGTAACTGTCGGTGATGACATACCGAGGATTGCGGCGGTTTCCTTCACATTGAAACCTCGCAGATAATGAAGTTCATAAACCTGTTTCTGACGTTCTGACATAGTTTCAACAGCCGCACGGAGCATTTCTACTTCCGGAGATACTTCACTGCCGTCAGGAATATTTTCAATAGCGGCTTTCTCAGAATCATGTTCATCATCAGACATCACATAGTCAATGGAAAGATTCCAATTTCTTGGTGCTTTCTCACCGGGATGAGCGTTTTCCCATTCCTTTACAGCCTGCTTTTCTTCAGCGGTCAGTTCAGGACGACCGTTTTTCAGGTTGTTGCGTACTTCTGCATCATCCAAATGATGCAGAAGTACAATAAACTCTTCAGTAATACCGTCTTTTCCCGGTATCAGGGTAATTGTGCTGCCGTCATAAATCGGATAGGTGTATGTAGTCCTTTTGGCGGCTGGCGTTTTGCGTACTCTCAGTTTTTCAGCTTTTTTCTCATAAATTGGCATAAAAAATTCCTCCATTGTCTTGAATGGAGGAATCGCCCGGCTGCAAAATGGCATAACAAATCAGACTGCACTCCAGAAGGGATTTCACTCCATTCGGTTTGCAGCCGTCAAGCTCAAATTGACAGCCTTGTTATTCTATTGTCCCACACAGCCTGTTGAGCAACCGGTGTCAGTATGTATGAGTCAGCAGTTTAACGTCATACTGGGGACATAAATAGACGGAAAAGTCAACCTCTCCCGTTATTCATGGAAAAAGTAGAGGTTAAAACGAACGGTTTTTGTAACTTTGTAAATTTTGCGTAAAATCACTTCCGCCCTCTTAAAAAATTATATCAAATGTGATATAATATAATCAAATCTTTAGTTTTCATGTCAAATTAGGAATAATATATTGAAAAGGAATATGAATATGTCAGAATTGAATTTCCAGTTACTTGAAGAAAATATCCGTATGCTCCTTGTGAAAAACAATATAACGCAGCAGAAACTCGCAGAAATTGCAGGTATGACGCAGGCTAACGTAAGCAAAGCATTGAATCGTAACGAAAAGAAACGTTTTACTCTTGATCAGGTATATAGAATTGCACAGTACTTTGAAGTATCTATTGATAGCCTTGTAGGGAATCCAGCTGAAAATTCAGCAGGTACAAGTCCACGTGATGCCTTCCGTTTCATTACAAAGTTTCTCTCTGCTGGAAAATTGAGGACTGCTGAATTGACAGTAAAAGAGACAAAATATGAGAAGGAATATGGTAATGGCTTAATGGAACACAAACCACGAGAAATTGATGACACATATCCCGTTTTCTTCTTTCCGGATTATGAAAGGTTCTCCGATTATAAGTTATCAGATCAAGACGAAGTCGACTTACATATGGAGTTTTGTGCTTGTGGAAACGATACAAGATTTCTATATCTGAACGAAATATTGAAGAAGATGATACCACTGATTGCACAGTACAGGGACGGTGATATTCCGGAGGAGGCTTTTCAAATGATTGTTGATGGATACTTAAAGCAGTTGATGTGAAGTTGAAATAGTCTTACAAAACAAAAAGCCGGAGTTACCTACTTTGCCCATAAAAGGCTTGGTAGATAACTCCGGCTTTAGCTCCACGATACAAAGATTCGGGGCAGTTTGCGGTAGTTTCTATAACTTACTTTTGTGCGGATTTTGCAGTTTCTACTTGGTAAACCACATCTTCCCAAGGAATTTTTTCGAACTGTTTCTTATCCGTTTTCTTCTCAAGAAAAATCTTTCCGTCTTCAATGACAACATCGCAGAACCGAGGTGGAATCGGTTTGTCACTATGAAGATTTCTTATGGCTGTTTTTGTCATTCATAATTCTCCTTTCTCAAAATGGCGTGTCTTCTGTATCATCCTCTATATCATCTTTCATATAAGAGTCAATAGCGTACATGACATCA